GCTTATCATTTAAGAATACCATCTGAATCAACAGCTAATGCTACAAGCTCTTATTTTTCTGATAAAAGAGAAAGAGTTGAAGCAAGAGATATTATTCATAAGTTTAAATATTTATCTGCTGAGCAAACAAGAGGAGTACCAGAGGGGCACTCAGTATTTATGTTAATGGCTAACTTAGAAGAATTTCAAAGAGCTGCATTAATAGCTTCAAAAATTGGTGCTTCTTCTTCTATCTATTTACAAAGAACAGACGATGAGGGTAATAACTCAGTTGAGAATATTGCTGATGCGGTTGAAGAGGTTGATGAGTTACAAGACTTTATCATGGAAGTTGACCCTGGTAGTATTAGAGTTTTACCAAAGCATACTGAAATGAAAACATTTGATGCTAAATACCCTGAATCAAATTTTGTTTCTTATGTTGCTTTTATGTTAAAACAAATAGCAAGTGGTTTAAATGTATCTTATTTTGTATTGGCAAATAGTTTAGAGAATGTTAATTATACAAGTTCTAGAACTGGTTTATTAGAAGAGAGAGATGGTTGGAAAAGAGAACAGCAATGGTTTATTGAAAATGTATTAGAGCCTATATATGAAGATTGGTTAGAAACTTCAATGCTTAATAATGCAATTAAATTAAACGGTGGTGCTAATATTCCAGTTACTAAATTAGATAAGTTTATAAGTGCTTACAAATTCTATGGAAGAAGATGGCAATGGGTTGACCCATTAAAAGACACTCAAGCTAATGTATTAATGATAGCTAATAAGTTGACTACTCATACACAAGTTTTAGCTGAACAAGGTGTAGAGTATGAAGATATATTATCTGAACTCAAAAGAGAAAAAGAGCTTAGAGAAATTTATGGCATAGAAGAGAATGAGGTTGAAACATTTTCTAATACGCAACAAGTAGAACAAGCTCAACAAGCTGAAGAAGAATAATTGATAAAATAATTAAAAATTCTTATAATAATAAATATAAAAATAATAGGGACTACATTAAATGACAAAGAAAACAATTAAATTTAAAAATAATCAAAGTAGAGTATTTGATGCTATTGTTGAAAATTCTAATTCAGACCTTATCAAAGTATCTTTTTCTTCAGAAGAACCTTACCCTAGAAATTTTGGTTTTGAATGTTTAGAAGTTATTGGACATGATGACGGAGACATGGACTTATCAAGATTACAAAATAAAGCTGCTGTTTTATTTAATCATAATTTTGATGAACTTATTGGAGTAGTTGAAAAAGCATGGTTAGAAAATAAAAGAGGTTATGCTTTAATTAGATTATCTAAGACTGCTGAAAAATATTCAATCATGTTAGAAGAGGGTATTTTATGCAAAATATCTTTCGCTTATAACATAACTGAAATGACACAAATTGGAACTAATGAAAATAATATTCCATTTATTAAAGTTAAAACTCAACCTTATGAAATAAGTTTAGTATCCGTTCCTGCTGATGATACGGTTGGAGTTGGTAGAGCAATGTCTGATGAAGAAGTTGAGATTGAAATTGAAATTGAAGATAAACCTATTCAAGAAGAAGAAAAAGAATTAGCTATTACTGAAGAAATTAAACCAATTGAAGAAGTAAAAGAAATTGAAGAAGAAATAAAACCTATTGAGGAAGAAAAAGAATTATCAACTGAGGAAGAAATAAAACCAGTTGAAAATGAAAAAAAATTTGACAATGTAAATCAAATAACGGAAAATAAAACTATATCTATAACAACAATTAAAGGAAAAGATAATATGAAAGAAATTTTAGACCTAGCTCGTAAATATAATGAATTTGAATTAGCTTATGAATTTATCAATCAAGGTAAATCTGTTGAGCAATTTCAATCAGCACTTTTAGAAAAGAAATTGTCTACTGGTTCTGTATTAGGTACAGACGGTGCACAAAAAGAATTAAACCAATTTAGCTTTGCTGGTTATGTTGCTGAAGTTCTTGAAAAGCGTGATGGTAAGCACTCAGGTTTNGCTCGTGAACTCACACAAGACTCAATCAAGAATGGTTACAAATCTCACGGTGGTATTGTTCTACCAAGACACTTGGTAAATGAAATCAGAATGAAGCAAGCTCGTGCTGCTGGTTCTTATTTAGCTGGAACTGCTGCTGCTTTCGGTAATACNGCTTATGTTGACAACAGAACNCAAGTAATTGATGCTCTTTATCAGAATTCAGTTTGGAATGCTCTTTCAACTGTATACCCTGATGCTGANGGTTTTGGTTCAGTAACTCTTCCAGTTATCACTTCCAAAAACAATGTGCAAATGTTAGGTGAGGGTGTTGCTGCTACTAAGAGTCGTCAAGAATCTGGCCATATCACTTTTACTCCTAAGACTGCTAAAGCTTCTACTTCTTACACTCGTGATATTCTTAAGCAATCTTCACTACCAGCTTTTGAATCAATCGTTATGAATGGTTTAATGAAAGCAATGGCTGAGAAGCGTAATCAACAATGGTTGAACGGAACTGGTGCTGACGGTGAAATCTTAGGTATATTTAATGTTTCAGGTGTTAATGCTGTTGCAATGGGAACAGACGGTGCTGCAATGACTTTCGCTAAATTAGTAGCTTTTGAAACTGCTTTAGCTAATGCAAATGTTGACCTTTCACGTTGTGCTTATGTTACTAACTCTAAAGTTGGTGGTTCATTAAAGACTACTGCTAAGTTTACTAACACTGGTGTTGCTCTTTTAGAGAATGGTGTTGCTAACGGTTATCAAGTTCTTGTATCAAATGAAGTTGCTTCTAACTATACAAAAGGAACTGGAACAGCATTGTCAGGTATGGCTTTTGTTAACCCTAACGATATCGGTGTTATTCAGTGGGGTGGTATTGAGTTCAAGGTTAACCCATACATTGAAGAAGACGGTGGAGTTCGTTTAGACGGATGGGACAGTTTTGATATGCAAGTTACAAGAGCAGTTTCTTTAGCTGTATCTAAAGATATTATCGCTTAATAGTAATAATTAAAAAAATAATAAGCCCCTTTATTGGGGCTTTTTAATTGATTTTTGTAAGACAATTTATTATACTTATAAAGTAATCATAAAAAGGAAAATAACAAATGAAATATCAAGTAATGTATAACACTTTTATAAATGGAAAAGAACATTTTAAAGGTGATGAAATAGAATTAGATAATGCTGAGAATTTACTTAAGCATAGAGTAGTAGAAGAAATTGTTGAGCTAGAAACAAAAGAAGTATTTTTAGAAGTTGCACCAAGAGAAGAAGTTATGCAAACTAAATTAACAAAAAGAGTTAAAAAATGAATTTATATAATAAATACTTAAATACTGTTTTTAGTTCAAAGTATTTTGGAGTTGAAGCTGTTGCACAATTATCTAATAAAAAAATAAACATAATTCCATTAGAAGATGAAACTATTCAAAGTTTTCAAGACTTTTCAATAACTGGTAGCAATAATAAATTTATTATTCAAAATACAGATATTAAATCATTACAATTAGTTGAAGATTCTGTTATAACTATTGAAGATGTAGTTTATCTTATTAAAAGTCCAAAAGATAATTTAGATGGAACTACACAAATTATATTAGAGAAACAATAATGACTTATCATATAAGAAAAACAATAAGAGATGAAATTAAAACAATCTTAACTGGTTTACCAACAACTGGTACAAAAGTATTTTCTGATTATGTTTATTCAATATCTGAAAGTAGCTTACCTTGTATATGTGTTGTAACAAGAGGCGAAATTCCAAATAGAGAAACAATTGGAAAGCCTGCTATACAACAAAGAACATTAGAAATGGCTATTTATGGTTTAGTTAAAATGAATAATACATATCAAGATGTATTAGACCAAATTGGCTATGAGGTTGAAATGGCAATTTATAACAATATAAATCTAAATGGTTTAGTAAAAGATTTATCTATTACTTCTATTGATACATCAGTTGATGATGAATTTGATAAGCCAACAGGTTTTATAAATATGAAATTACAAGTAACATACAGGACAAGAGAGAACAATTTAGCAGTATCAATTTAACTAATTTTGATTTTTGTTTAAATGTTCTTTATAATAATAAATATATTATAATAATAAAGGAAAAATAATTATGGCAGCATCTGGAAGTAATTTAAGAGTAACATACATTGAAGAAACAGTTTGGGGAACAACTCCAACAACTCCTGAAATGAAAATTTTAGCTGGTGTTACAAGTGAGTCATTAGGTGGTTCACAAGAAGCTATTGTTAGTAATGCAATTAACCCTAATCGTGGTGTATCTTATATGGCAGCAGGTCAAAAGAATGCTGGTGGAGATATATCTTATGAATTAGGTGTTCGTGGTGCTGTATCTTTATTAGCATCATTACTTGGAACAGTAGTAACAACTGGTGCAGGTCCTTACACTCACAAATTAACAGTTGGACAAGGCCCAAAAAGCTTAACAATTGAAAAATGGTTTGATGATGTTGGTTTAGGTTTTGTATTTAGAGGTTGTAAACCAAATTCATTTAATTTAGCAGTTAACCCTAACGGAGTTGCTACAGGCTCTATAAACGTTTTAGCTAAGAACTATGCCTCAAGCACTGTTGAGCTAGATGCAACCCCTACAGACACCTCTCATGCTTTCTATGACGGTTTAAGAGCTAGTGTTGAGGTTGGTGGTGTTGCTTATGACCTTATCAGCTTGTCTTTTGACGGAACAAACAACTTAGAAGATTCAAGAGTTATTGGTAAAGATGAAAGCAACGGTTTAACACCAGCTAGATTTGATATAAATGGTTCTTTCTCAGTAGCTTATTCAGATAACACAATTATCACTAAAGTAATTAACGGTGTTGAAGACTCATTGAAAGTAACTTTCACTAATGATATTTATTCAGTTGAGTTCTTATTCCCAAGAATTAAATATTCAGGAGACCCTGTTCCTAAAGCTGGTGGTCAAGGTTCTATCAATATTGAATTATCATTTACTTCATTGATTGATACAGACAGCGGAAGCCCAACATATAATAAGTCTGTTCAAATCACAGTTATTAATGACCAAGCTGTTTTGTAATAAATATAAAAAACTAAAAGTTTAAAGCTCCTATTTTATGGGGGCTTTTTTTATTGATTTTTGTAAGACAATTTATTATACTAATTAATGTAATCATTACAAAAAGGAAAATAATAAATGAAAGATTTAAAACAAAGAATAACAACTCAACAATTTAAAAAACATACTATCAAAGATATAGAATTTACATTAAAAAAAATGGATGCTTTAGAATTCCAAAGATTAGCTGTAAAAATGAAATCTGGACAAACTGATTTTGAAATTGAAATTATTCTTGGTGCTATAAGAGATGTTAAAGGCTTAAAAGTAAAAGATGTTATTGAAAGTCAAGAGGGTTTTACTGCTGAAGAACTAGAAGAGAGTTTAAGTTTTGACCGTGAATACTTACAAATTTATTTAGGTAAAAATCAAGAAACATTAGTTGAATTATATACATTGGTTATTAAAGACTTTGTAAATTTCACTGAAGATAAAAGCAAAAAAAAAGAGATTTAACTTATAAGATTGAAAAGATAATTTTTAACTCAAGAAAAGAAGCACACAAGGCTGACAAGAAGAGTAAATATAATAATGTAACTATTTATGAAGAAGAGCCTATTCAAGATAATGAACTTGATTTGGCTCTTTCTATTTATAACAATATATCAAGTGATATGGGTGGTATAGACTGGTTAGGGTTTGAATTATGGTGTATGAGATATGATATTGAGAATGTAGATGACTTTATGGATTATATGATTATAATTAAAGATACAGTTAATAATTTTGATAGATTATATGATGCAAAAATAAACACTTCTGGAATGCAATCTTTAATGGGTGTTATTAATACATTAAAAGCAAATAAAAAGGGTAAGTAAAATGACAACAGCAATAACTTTTGACGGAATATTACTTCAAAATGGTGTTAATAGATATCAAGCTGACTTTAAAAAGAAGCTTATCACAAATACAACCAAAGCAATGAATACTATTGGCAAAGAATATAGAGATAAGATAAGAAAGAATGCTGAACAAGGCTTAAAAATTAAAAGAAAAGTAATTTTAAAATCTTTTGTTTATAAAATTTACAATAAAGATAAAAATCAATTACCGAATATTCATTATTATTCAGGAATACCATGGATGGGTTTACATGATAAAGGTGGAGCTATATCTAAAACAGTATTTATACCATTATCAAAGAAAAGAATTGGCTATAAAAATTTAAAATTACTTATAGCTGCTTTATCACAAGCTAATAACCTATTTTTTGACAAAAAAGGTGGTACTACTATTGCATGGGCTAAAAATACTGAACAATTTAAAAAATTATTAGCACCTTTCAGAGCAACAACAAGAGCAAGGAATGGAAAAATAGTTAAAAAAGACGAAAGAATTAATGTTGCAATAGTTGGTAAAAATATAAGATTAAAAAAGAAAATTAGAACAACAGAAATTGCTTTAGAGTCAATTCCAAAAATTGTAAGAGAAGTTGAACGGTTGTTTGCTTTATAAATAGTTAAATTTTTTATATAATAATAAATAATAAGAAAAGAGATAATTATGGCAATGAATACAAACACAGCAAATATATATATAACAGCAACAGATAAGACTAAATCAGCTTTTGCCTCTCTAAATGCTGGTTTAGGTAGTGTTATCACAAAACTTGCTGGACTTGCTGCTGCTGCTGGTGGTATAGCTTTAATAAATACTTCATTACAAAAATTTGCTGACTTAAATGATTTTTCTAATTTTGATATTGGAACAGATAAAGCTCTTCTTTATATAGATACTTTAAAATTAGCTGGTATGGAAATTGGCGAAGTTAAAAAGACTTTTGAAGAGTTATCAATTAAAGTTAGTGAGGGTGTAACAAATCAAGATACAGCTAATTTATTCAAGCAATTAGGTGTAGATGCTAAATCATTAAAAAATGAAAAGATAGAGGTAATATTTGATAAGATAAGAGATAGTCTTTCAAAAACTGAAGATAAGGCTAAATCACTTGAATTGGCTAAAAAGATTTTAGGTAAAAATGCTATTAAAATTTTAGACTCTTCACAAGACGAAGAAATTCAAGCTGTTGAAGCACGTTTAAAAAGTATGACTGCTGAAATAAAAGCTACTTCTTATGGTGCTGATGAACTATATAAGAACTTTGATAGAATAAAAATTCTAGTTCAAAATGAACTTGCAACTTCTTTTGTATCAGTTCTTGTTCCAGTTAATGCTTTTCTAGATACTATTATTAACTCACAAACAGAATTAAAAAAGGTTAAAACAGCTTCTGATATTTTAGCTGATGCTGAATCATGGTCAACACTTATAGAAATTGGTTTTAGATTTGGTGATATTGTTTATAATGTTTGGAATAGAGGCTTACAAATAGTTGATGGTTCATTAAATTTTATAATTGGAACTTTAAAAGGAGTTATATCACTTGTTGATTTAGTTGGTAAGTCTATATATTATGGAATAACTGAAGCATTTAAAGGTGCTCAAGCAACTGCTACTGATTTATTTGAGGCTGTTGCATTAGCAGCTAAAGGAAACTTTGAAGATGCTGGTAAAGCTCTTGATAGTGCTTTTACTGGTGGAAAAGGCATGCAAAAGTATGTTGACGAAGTTACTAAACCATTGAATGCTATTAATGCAGCAGCTACACAAGCAAGAGATGGTATTGAAAAACCATTTAATCTATATTGGGACCCAACAACAATGGATAAGTTTAAGACTTATCAAACAAATTTTGCTAAACAAGCTAAAAAAACGGCTGATGCAATAAACGAAACTAATGATGCAATGTCTGGAAAAACTAATAGAAAAGGTGTAACTCCTGCTGGAGCAAACCCATTAGATTTGTTAAATTCTAAATTGAAAGATATTGAGCTATTTTCTCAAAAATCAAAATACTATACAGATTTACAAGTTAAATATAATGAGTTAGCTTATAACGATGAACTTAAATCTATTGAAGAATATTATGCTGAGAAAAACAGATTAGCAGAAAAAGATTATTTAGACAATAAAAAATATATAGAAGACCAAATTAAGGTAAATCAATTATTCAACCCAAAAGACCAAAAAGAAAGAATTCAAACTGATGAAAAAATTGCTGAACTTAAATTTAAAGCTATTAAAAATGAAGAAGATTATAGGTTAAGTGTTTCTCAAACTAATTCAAAAGAATTGAAAGAAAGATTAGATTTAAAGAACCAACAATTAAGTGCTGATATTGAAATATTATCTATTCAAGAAGAAGTATTTGCTTTTCAATCAAAAATGAGTGGTAGTAATTATTTTACAACAAATAAAGAAATTGTATCATTAAGAAAACAATCTATTGAGTTAATGAAAGAAGATATAGCATTACAAGAGAGTAAAGTTAATAAGACTCCAAAAGAAAGATTAGAACTAGAAAAAGCTAAACTTTCTTTAATGAAATTTAAAGATGAAGTTGACCCAATAGCAACAGAAATAAATAAGTCTTTAGATAGTGCTTTTGGAACTTTCTTTTCTGATACTTTAAATGGAACTAAATCTATAAAAGATGCTTTTAAAGATATGGTTGGAAGTATTGATAGCATGATTATGAATTTCATTGCTAAATCACTTGGTGAACAATTAATAGGAAGTCTATTTCCAAAGACTTCTTCAAGTGGTGGTTTTGGTGGAATGATTTCTGACTTCTTCTCAGGAGGCTCTAAAGGTGGTGGAGGTGGTGGCATGTTAAGTGGTATAGGCGACTTCATATCAGGCTTCTTTGCTACTGGTGGCTATGCTCAGTCAGGTAGTGCTTATGTAGTAGGAGAGAAAGGCCCTGAACTGTTCTTCCCTAACCAATCAGGCTATGTAGCAAGCAACAAGGACTCAGCAAATATAGCTGGTNGTTCAAGTCAACCAATTATTGTTAATGTTTATGCACAAGATACAAGAGGCTTTGAATCAATGTTATCAACTGGTCAAATGCAAGCAAAAATAANTCAACAAGTAATGGCTGGTANNCGAAATATGTAACAAATAATTAAGCCCCAATTAAGGGGCTTTTTTATTATCTAATATTAAGTAAGTCTTCAATTTTATAACCTCTGTTTAAGAAGTGTTTAAATAACCAAACTTTAACTTCTTCCTTATATTCTTCTTTTGATTTTTCTATAATTTCAAAAGTTGGAGTTTCTGATTCATAAAATTTTACTTCAGCTAATTTAGGAAATGTTCTAAATAATTTAGGACCTACTCTTAGAATAGTTTTAACTTCTGTAAAGGTAAGTTCATTTTTACACATGATTATTTACCTTTCACTTTAGCTTTTAAGCTTTTCATTATTAATTTTTTAAATTCATTAAATTGGTCAATATTAACAATCAATTTATTAAAGATATTAAATGTATAATTGTTTTGTAAATTATTTTCATAAGTTACAACAATCTCAATTCTTTTAATTTCACTCATTTTACAAACTCCTTATATTTTGGTTATATATCAAATATATATATTTAAAATCATAAATCAATCAACTATAAGATAAACGGTAAATTGAAAAAAATGTTTTAATTCTATATAATAAAGTATGACAAAAAAATAAGGATTAAAACAAATGAGATTCCCAGAAGATATAAGTTATGGTGCAACGGGTGGACCGTCTTTTAATACTGAAATTATAAGAGTTGTAAGTGGTGCAGAAAAAAGAAATAGATTATGGTCAATACCACAATATAGATTTGAATGTGCGCATGGTGTTAAATCACAAGCTCAATTAGATATATTATTAGACTTCTTTTATGATGTTGGTGGTAAAGCAACAGCATTTAGATTTAAAAATTGGGCTGAGTATGTTTTAACAAAAACTAACTCTGAAATTCAAAGACCAGTAACAGCAACATTAAAAGTATTTAAAAACTACTCTTCTTATTCAAGAAGAATAACAAAAATAGTTGATGGAACTTTTAAACTATATGCTGATGATGTTTTAGTAACAACAGGCTATACAGTTGATATAGATACTGGAATAATTACTTTATCTAGTCCGGGTTCTTATGCTGGTGGTGTAGTTTTTACTTGTGAAGCTGAATATGATTTTTGGGTTAGATTTGATACTGACCAAATGTTATATTCAATAGACAATATAAACTCTTATTCTTGGGGACAAATTCCATTAGTTGAAGTTAAGGAGAGTATTTAATGAAAACACTATCAACTCACTACTTACAAGAGATAACCACATTAGCACAAGTTTTTAAATTAGTTTTAAGAAATGGCGAAGTAATGGGGTTTACTTCTTTTGACCAAGATATTATATTTGAAGACGAACCATTAGTTACTTATAAAGCTTTCAGTGGTATGACTCCAACAGCTATATCTTCTTCTTCTCAATTTAATGTTGATAATTTGGATGTAGAGGGTTTTTTAGAAGANGAACGAATAACTGAAGCTGATTTGAAATATGGNAAATATGATTATGCAAAAGTAGTAATTGGCGAATTAAATTGGGCTGATTTACCTTATAACTGGTCAAAAGTAAATATTAAAAGAAAAGGTAAGATTGGAGAGATAAAAATTGAGGGTGGAAAGTTTATAGCTGAAATTAGAGGACTTACTCAAAGTCTTCAAAGTAATATAGGTTCTTTATTTCAAACAACTTGCAGAGCTAATTTATTTGACGGTAAATGTCAGGTTGATTCAACTGCTTATAAAAGTTTTGGTTCTGTAACTTCTATCACAGATAATATTTTAATTTATACAACATTAGATAGAGCAGCAGCTTATTTTGATAATGGTGTAATCAAATTTACTTCTGGTTTAAATAATACGTTATCTTATGAAGTTAAAACATGGGATGGCACTAAATTAGAATTACAAATTCCAGCAAATTATAAAATAAATGTTGCTGATACATTTGAGATAGTAAGAGGATGCGATAAGACAATTAAAACTTGTCAAGATGTTTTTGGTAATGCTGTTAATTTTAGAGGAGAGCCTTANATACCAATTACTTCACAAATAATAAATTCAGCGAGTTAAATAATTATGATAAATAGAGATTATGTATGTGAANGNGCTTTAACTTATTTAGGAACACCATTTCATCACCAAGGTAGATTAAAAGGAGTTGGTTTAGATTGTGCTGGTTTTATAGTTGAATTAGCAAAAGAATGTAATTTATATGTTGATAAGGTTGAAGACTTAACAGGTTATTCAAGAGTTCCAGATGGTAAATCATTAAGAGAAGTTTTAGTTAAAGGAACAAGATGCGAAAAATCTATTTCTGATTTAAAAGCTGGCGATATCATATTAATGAAGTTTTTAAAAGAACCTCAACATTTAGGTTTATATATGCCTAATAATCAAATTATTCATGCATACGAGGGAATTAAAAAAGTTGTTATACATGATTTTGATATTAAATGGAAAAATAGAGTTATATCAATTTTTGAATTTAATAACATTGAGCCTTAAACTAAATTCTTATATAATAAATAATAATAATAAAAAGGTAAATAATAATGGCTTCATTAGTATTAGGTACAGTTGGTGGTTTAATTGGTAATGCAATATT